AGTACCAGGATATGTCAGTTGATGCCCGTGGTAACAAAAAGCTACTTGAACTTGGTGGAAGGCGATTGGCTCGCAGCCGTTCAACTTTCGCAACCGATGGATCAATGATTGGGAGTATAAATTTTATATGGATGTCTTGCGGAAAAGGAATTTGTCGGCAAAACAACTTTCCAAAAAGAAGCAGATTAATAACAAAGTTCTCTCAATGATTGTAAATGCCCGTCGGAAAGATTAAATACAGTAGAGGTTGGCTTCTGCTGTACGGCGTCTGACAAGCCCATTCAATCGTCTGCCACCAGCCCAAACCCACCGCTTAAGCTGGGCAGGCACATCATTATGCTCTTCACGATTCACCTTGCGACGCAAGGTTGAGCGTTGTAGAGCACCCGTCCCTAAGTTAAAGGCAAAGGATACCAGTGAGTCAAACTGACCGTCAGTGAGTGGCACATCGATCAGGCGAAGCACGCCCTGCTCGGCCCAACGGACATCCTGACGTAGCAATTCTTCGCCTTCCTCTTTATCAATATCTTCGGCAAACCGCTGCCTTTCATCATCACGGACAACATGACCATAACCGATGGTTGGATAACCGGCTGGGCAGATATAGATCGATGATGAGAACCCTTCAAATCGCTTTATCAGATTTATGCCTTCATCGGTGATCTGGCGCATGTCATTTTCCCCTGATTTTGTTGAGTGCTCGCTGGCCGAACCAGAAACTCATCACAGCAGCAAACAGTGCCTGGGTTTCCGGGTCCCAGATCTGGGGCATAGCCTGCACAACGGTGAGACCTTCTTCACTGACCAGTACATACAGGGCACTGGCCTTCACTATGGTGAACAGCGCAAAGAAGGCATAGGTGATTACCGGCCTCACTGATGCACGCAGGCCATCCACCCACTTCACGCCGGAAGGCTGGCTATCATGTTTGTAGAGTGCCTGGCTTTCGGCGATATCAGCCTCGACCGAGATTTCCTCCAGTCGCTGGTTGTGGCCCAGTTTCATCTGTTCCATTTGCCGGTCCAGAATGGCCAGTTCGTGTTTACGATCCTGACTATCCCGCCATAGGCCCAGCAGATCCGGAAAGGCGCTGGAAACAAAGCCAAGCAGACTGCCTAAAAGTGTCAGCATCTTAATGTCCTCCAAAGAGTTTCAGTTTGATCACGGCTCCGGCCATCAGTGCGGTGATCAGGCCGGTTGTGGTAATACGGATAACGGTCTGCCATGCGGTATGCTTGGCAACGTGAATAGCTTTGAGTAGTGAACGTAGGTCACGGATATCTTCAGCTGCGTCATCACCATCAAGCCCCACGTCGTGTAGCGCCCGCCGGGCACCTCGTTCAGCAGCACAGTTGAGCATTTCTTCAAATTCCTCTCTGCGCAGGTTGACCGTTGGTTTATCTTTTTCTTGCTGATTCATAGGTGCCTCTAAAACGAAAAAACCCGCCAATTGGCGGGTCTGGTTAATCTGTTCTGATTGGGTTTGAATTATGGTTTTGGCGTTTCTGCCTCAATACGGGTAACGAAACCCTGGTTATCGAATTGATGCTCGACGCGCTGAATGAGCCATTGACCATCAACACGATCACGTATGCCTTTCAGTTCAAGTTTCGCTTCCGCCATCAGGTCTCTGTTTCCAATCAATGTCAGGCTCAGTGTGCCGGTACCTCTCTGTAGCGCTTCCAGCTTTGCCTGTGCAGCCCGTGTCGCCTTGTCACTATCAGGGTAGGTATGGCGCAAGGTATAAACCGGTTTTCCCTGACCAACCTTCACGGGCACACGCTCGGCATTCATCGGGTCATGCCAATGCGTCAATACAGCAGCGTACTTGCCACGATCCGCCTGTGTCATTTGATGGCGTTGTACTTGGGATGCCACAACCTGAATGGTGGGTAATTCCTGCCCTGAGATGCTTTTTGCTTCACCTCGTGTCGCAAAGATCAGATTTCCTGCGACCGGCTTGGTCACTGCACTATTTTCCCGGGCAAGCCGCGTCAGCAGGTGCAGATCGGATTCCTCTGTCTGGTCCATATGGGTGTAGGTGACCGCTGCCAGAGACTCGCTGATCAAGGGCACCAAGCTATGTTCACCGGCAATGGTAGTCACCATATCGGCCAGCGTGACATTCTCCCAAACCCTTGTTCTTGGAGCTTTGAGGCTCTGTCGCATGTCGGAGGCTTTGGCCCGGATGGTCAGTGCATTGGGTGGACCTTCATGCTCCACCTCATCAACAACATACAGCCCCATCCTAGTTAATCCTGACTTCTGGTAGCCCAGCGATACTTCCAGTTCTGCACCATGCTCTGGCCAGGCTATCAGGACATCACGATCATCGAGTTTGATTTCAACAGTATCTGATTTGATACCGGCTTCGTCGGTGACTCGCAGGGATAACAACCGGTCCCTGATGTGATCAGTAATATCCTGGTAGTCGGCCAGTATTCGAAATTCCGGTGTCATGTGTCAGTCCCACAATCTGATTGTTCCTTGCTTGACGGGCAGGTCTGGAAAGTCAGGTAATTCGATGATGACGCCAGCTGGCAGAACAACGCCCAGATCGGCAAGCCCTGGGTTACGCTCTAGCACCGCCTCGGTGTATCGGGATGACTCGCTGTACCAGGCTTTGCATATGGCATCGAGCATGTCACCTTCACGAGTACGATATTGAGCCATTACTGATCCTCCCCATATCGCGCCAGCCGTAGCTGAAACCCCAGTTTTCTTGGCTGGCCATTGGTCAGCATGAACGTTTGAGTTTCATCGACCTGCAAAATAACCCACTGGCCCCAGATAAAACCCAGACCATCGACCAGTAACAAGGGCTCACCACGGCCTGCCTGTGAACGCATCACATCGGGTTGCTTCGTCATATTTCAGCGTATCCCCGAGCATCTGCAAGGTGGTATTCGAGCTCGTGAAGGTTGCTGACAAGACATCGCCCACACGCCCCATTTGCCCGGCCTCAAGTGAAAACCCACTGAGGATATTGGAGGCAATGTCCGCTGTTTCAGCCAGATCGCTACCTGCCGCCTGCGCCAGATTCAGCATACCCGGCGTAGCAGCCAGGATCTGATTGGTCTTGAATCCCGCCATTCCCAGAAAGGTCATGGCCTCCGCACTCTGGCTGGCAGTAAAGAGTGTCGTCTCACCCAGCTTTCGAGCAGTCGTTTCCAGCGACTGTAACGATTGCTCATCGGCCCGAGTGATCGTCCCCAGTTTGGCAACCGACTGTTCAAAATCCACAGCCACCTTGACGGGTGCAGCAATGGTGGTACCCAGTGCTACTGCATCAAATAATTGACCCCGGAGATTAGCGCGTTGGGCTTTCACGGCCTGCTGCGCACGCATAGCCTGGGTCAGCTTTTTGTATTTGGTATTTAACCGGTCCAGGGTGGAGCCAAGCCGCTGGTTCTCACTGGCCAAATTCCGGGTATCGATCCCTGCACCGTCCAGTTCATAGCGTACCTGCCGTAGCTTGTCTTTCTGAGTGGCAAGTTTAACCGACAGACTGGCTGCTTTCTGTTTGGCTGCTTCGAAAGACTGAATCAGCTTCTTACTGGGCTGATCCGTTGTTGCCATTTCCTTACGCAGCCGCATGACCGCTTTGTCTGCAGCATTGTAGGCGGCTCGCGCCTTACCCAGATTGGTCTCTGCCAGTTCGAATTTACCAATGGCCTGCTGTTGGGAACGCAGCTTTTTCAGCGCACCGCCCAGCTGATTGAGCTGCACCTGCGAACCTCGTACTGCGGTTTTGAAACTCCCACTGACGGCTGCACCGATCTGGATGGCCAGTTTGAAAGAGCTTTTCACTTACTTCACTCCGTATTTGGGGCACGCCTCAAGCCAGGCCATTAATTCATGACCATCCAGTTCAAGTAATTCGGAAAGCGGCCACCCGGTATGGGAAGCCAGGGCGATACAGGCGCGTCGCGCCTCGGGCGGGTTTAAGACAAAAAATCCTGGTACGCCTTTTGAAGTTTGGCGTAGTCAGACATATCCAGATCCATCAAGGACTCTGGTGTGACTTCACAGAGATTGGCGAACAGATTGATTTCCTTTTCGGCGTCACCCACCTTGGCTGATTCCACACCCAACATATCCCGTACTTTGGGTCGACGAATCTTGAGTTGGCTTACACTGACACCATCAACCTCAATGGCATATTTCAGTTTTACACTCGATAACTCGCTCACTTCTCTACTCCTTCATCAAGGGGTTTGTCCTTGCTGGATTTCGAGTCAGCCAGTTCTTTTTTTAGTGCCTCATTCTCTGCAACCAGTTCGCCAATGCGCATAGCACTGGGCTGATGAGTACCGATGAACCCACCATTCAACAATGGCTGCGCCTGCTTGTCAGTCAGATCCAGACGGTCACCGAAGGTAACTTTCACCTTGTCATGCAAGGTTGGTTTGATCACGTAGTAGCTTGTCTTTTCCATTCTCGTTTTACCTCTTCAATCAGAGCCCAAGGGCATCGCGGGTTGTTGCTAACTGGTCCACGCCACCAACCACGCGAACCATGTTAAGAATATCTATTTCATGAACAACATCGCCACCATGGGTGAATTTGTAATACCGCAAAGCAACAGCACATTTCAGGGATGCCTTTTCACCGGCCTTCCAGTTACCCCAGTCAACTTCTCGCAAAGAGCCCTGCAAATTGACGATGACAGGAGTCTGTGTTCCATCATCACTAATCAGTACGCCGCGTGCCGTAAGTGGCACTGTATTTCCTGGCGCAAGGCCGAACAGTTTAAGCAGGTCTTTATCGAACCGGGTCAAGGTGAAATCGCATTCCAGTTTTTCCATACCCATTTCAACTTCAACCGGTGCATCCATGCCTCCGGCACGAAACTCCTCGGTTTTCATGGTGAGTTTGGGCAGGTTCAACTCTTCAATGTTTCCGGCATAACCACGCCCATCAACGAACAGCGACATATTTTTCAAAACATCATTCAACATAATTTACTCCTTAAGCGGCACTGGGCAGCACTTCGACCAGATAGTCATTGACCAGATGACTGCGGAAGGTGATATGTTCAGCGGGGTATGGTGGTGTGAAATCGAAGTCGATGTAGACCTTCCCCTGGGACAGCTGATCCACTGTGTTGAGCTCTGGATCTGCCCACGCTTTTCCATTGATAATGGCGTTTACGGATCGCAAATGACGCAGATAGGCGTTAACACCTTCAAGCACATCTTCCAGATAAGTCTTGGTGATATTCCGGTCAACCGCCCACATATGTGCACGCAGCAGGCTCTCATTGATCATGTCTGCAGTACGCCGGACAGATAAAAACGCCCACTTGGGATCAACACTGCAACTTCGGTTACCCCAAAGCCTGAAGCCATCCTTGCGGATAATGGTCGCCACCTCGTTCTCATTGAGATAGTTGGCTCTGGCGTTGACATCACCCAGTGTGAAATCAACAGAACGTGCGGTACCAGTAATCCCGTTGATTTCCCGGTTACTGGGAGACCACCAGAAGCCACGCTCGTTATCACTTTTCGTAATCAACCCTGCAATACGAGCACTGGCTGGACGGATGATTTCTGCATCGGACTGGGTATCCCAGACTCGTACCCAGGGATCAACCAGATAGACCCTGGGACTACCAAAGTCACCACGGTAGGTAATAGCATCCGCATCCTGTGTATTTGGACCATCGGCAATAATGACGGCACGAAGACGTTCCGCAACACCGACCATTTCGCTGACCAAAGCTGTATTTTGTGAAAATTCTGGTGCGACTAGAATTCTGGGCGTGACATGCACCTCGCTTTCAGCAGCCAGAAAGGCTTGCACGCCTTGGTATTGTCCCGTTTCCGGGTCAACACCACCGATGATATTCGACAATGTCACTGCTTCGTCGACACCTTCTGCCACACGGACTACAACGACCATGGCACCGGCCTGATCGAAGATGTCATCCATGGCAGCCGGTAATGTTCCACTAAGAGACTGTCTAAAAACTAAGCCATTGATTTTATTGGACTAAAAATCAGATTTCTG